CCAGAATTCCTCCATTATGTCAGATCCGCGCAAATCACCCAACCAGTCCCACCATGGAGTAGTGGAACGGCGGGGGTGCCATAGCCTATCAGGCTCGTGGGGTCTCACTGGCAAGTGAAGGCCCATTGGCATTCCTGTAGCATATCCTCCAAGAAAGGCAAGCTCAACCCCGGCTTTGTTAAAACCATAGGCTAAGATCTGACCCTCGGCATGAGGGCCGACTAACTCGGTGCCAATGTCTCCAGGCACATCTAACGCAGGAGTACAGAAACGAAGCTCAAAGAAGCTTCTGTGACCATACAGGCTTGTCTTACCCTGCCATACCCGTGAGGGAACCTGCCACCCGGAGCAATCTCCAGAGGCGAAAGGTACACGCAAAAGCGGTTTTGAGAGATGATCCAACAGAAACCTTACGGTCTCTCTCAGACAGACACAGTGCCTAGCGCCCCACCTTTGCAGGCGGTTTACCGCTGAGTAGATGTGATGATCGAGTTCTAGCGTCTTGACATAGACGCCGCGGACGTCGAAGCCTTCCCAGGCGTCAACACCGCAGGACTCACGGAAAGGACCTTCAGTAAACGTTTTCTTCGCGTTCACTGAAAACCCGAGGTGCTTCAAAAGTACGAAGAGAGCCTCGGTACATTCGTTCCGGCAGATAATATCGTCACCGAATACGAAGTAGTCCCGACTGCCCGAGCTGTGACGGAAACCGTCTATGCTGTAGGCAGCCTTAACCGCGCACGAGAGGATCAGGGTCTCCAAGGGGAAAGTAAACCCGTTACCCATCGAGGACACCATACGGAGGGTGTGTTCGCGGCCATCTGGAAGGATGGTCACTGGGCTCCGACAACTCCGGATCACCGCCATGAAGTTCGGCGGACAAATCTGCTCAAGCAGAGCAAGGGAGATTGAGTCAGAAGCACTCGATAGGTCGATCGTTGCCATCTTACCGGACGCCGAAGCGTCAAGAGCAGCCTCGCGATTGCGAAACTGCTGGTGGCTTAGCCGAATCCCCAATGGGGGAAGCACTTCCCTGGTTAGGAAGTTGCCCAGTGCCGCTTGCACCATGAGGTTCAAAAGCGGTTCTGTTGCGGCGGTTCGTGCTATCTCTTTGTTTTTCGGAACATAGAAAAGCTTGTTCCCGGGAACGACCGTCATGTGAGGACAATGGGCGAGGCGGTATTCTTCCGCCTCTCTCCACGTCGCTGAACGGTCGGTGATAGACCGATAGACCTGGTACAACCACGGGTTAGTACCCGTTAGGGGACCCTCGAAAACCTTCGTGTAGAAGGTTCGCGAGTCGACCCCAACGTTGGAACCAGGACCTATCTGCAATCCACCTTCATTTATGATGTCGAAAGGAGATAATTCACTAGCAACCGAGTCTAAGGCCGCTCTGAAATAGGACCTGAAGAGGTCCCATAGCTGAGCAGTCCGCTGATCCGTAGTATAGAAGACGTCGGGCAGACTTGCATCAACCGCGAGGAATTTCTTCAACGCTGCCGACGATTGTCCGGGAGTCACTCCGCCTGGTGAAAGCTTGGCAAAGAGGGACTCTTTCAAAGACGCCTTCGCTACCTGTTGCAACTGAGAGCCCGTGGAGGCACCCAGCTCCCGTTCCAGTACAGCAGCAAGTTCCTGATAGGGAAACATCTACTTCTCCGGTAAGATCACGAACGAAGAGCCCCCGAAGAGGCTCATCGAATCCGTCTGCCCTAAGGGAAAGACGGGCCAGCGAGGATGACCAGATCACAGGGTTCCGGTCACAAGGGTATCCCCCCATGACGCGGAGATCTGCGACAACGCGCCGATGAGCAGGCTGAGACCTGCGCGGCAGTTGGCCTGGTCGTTTGCATCCGAGCCCGCAGGGATCGGAAACTCGCAGGTGAAGGTCATTGGGCGGGTCGCCTGACCGGCGGCCGGGGTTGTCCCCTTCCGGACCAGCACCTTGTAGGTGTTGTTCGGAATGTTGGGGATGACCCCGGTCACCGGGTTCGGCGTGCCCAGTGCCTTGGCGTTCTTGGGGCGCCAGCCCGTGATGGTGAAGGGTGCACTCGTCGAATGCACCGTCACACCGGTTTGCGTGCCGCCCAAGGCGGTCACGACGTACTGCTTGCCGTTCACATCCGGCGCCTGATCGGCGGAGATTGTGTAGGTCGGGGAGGTGAAACCGGTTTGGGCGGAGCCCGTGACCGGGGAGGAAATGGTGAAAGCCATAGGATAGAGAGGTTGAAGAGAAGCAGTTAGTAACTGCGGGAAGGAGGCACGGTGCCCCCAATTGGGCCTGAAAGCTTAACTAGCAGCGCCCCCAAATTCGCGTATTGATTCGGCGAACCTGGGAGATTGAACTGCAGCGGGAGATCACTAAAGGTAGCCGCCGTACGGCGGGTTTTCCGATAGTGAAACTTGCAGGACCCGAACATCGTGTCGCCGACGCGCTTGTATTCACGCGTCGCTTGCACCTTAGGAAACAGCGAAAAATAAGGCTGTCCCAAGAAATCCAGCTGTTCAGACTGGTTCACCCAATCGACCCACGACAGGTCGGTAGTGTGCAAGGAAAGCATCTCCCCTACGTTAGCAAAATAATCCACAACGAAGGAGAAGGGGATAATCTCCCACATAGAAGGCACAAATTCCTCGAGATTGAACCCTAGCACTTGGCGCAGCCTTTCGGCTGAACCTCGGGCAGGAAGTTCCGCGGTCGCCCGAAGCCTCCCATAGACAGTGTAGCGCCACGTGCGCACTTCACATCCACGAAAGGCCCCGAAAATCCACGGTGCACCTGATGACATTTGTATATCAGGACCGGAAACGTTGGATACAACGTGATCTCCATCGCTCCCCCGAACAAGGGGAGAAAGTCGGTCTTCTCGCCAAGAAGCGATAGACTCCGCGATGGCGATCGAGTCAGCAACGAGAGGCTTAACTGCGAAGGACAGCTCTAGCCAAGCATCGGCAACCTTGTGATGTATATCGTCCCAAATGCGGAGGTCAAGCTGGCGTCTGCCACGCCTGATTCTCCATACATCGCCGATATACTTCCTTAGTGCCTTATCTATGGCAGTCGCCGGCTTCCGGATGAGACGGACAACCTCGCGGAATTCTGCGAGGAATACTATCCCAGCCATCTTACGGCGCTTTTCTCTCAATGCCTGCGTAAATCTCACGTACGCCTTAACACGCGCACGATCGAGATCTGCAGTCCAAAAGACAGGATTATAGATGTCGCTGTACAGGAGGAGAGGGGACATCCCTCGGAAGTAGGCCTCCTGATGAGAATTGACATCGTTATCCCGTACCCAGGGACGACCAGCAGCTTTCATCGCCACTTTTAACTCCCGGACTGTACAGTCGTAGGGAATCGTAGAAGCGTTGCCACCAGTCTTGACGATTTCTCGCCAACCCTTTACTTTCTTGACATCCGTTTTAGTAACGGTATAACCACGACGATCGTCACTCTGCACGTCAATCCAAGGGTCCGTTTCCGGACCGCGAGACCCACGTACAGAAATGTTCGTAATGGAAGTCTTGAAAGTTCGCGCCACATAGGCTCCTTTGGGAGCCGTAATGGCTCGTTACGAAAGCCCCCAGGGGCCCGCTGAGACAGCACACGAAGGTAGTCTAATACTTCTGACAGAATGCCATAAACAACAGTTTCCTGCTGCAGGGA